CGATCGAACCGCTCACCAAATCTGTTCCAGTACCCCCCCCCCCATTCTGGAGAACGTCACCGTATGGCGGGTCAACGATTGCAAGGTCAATGCTCTTGTCGGGCATTTCTTTTAGTCCTTCCATGCAGTCCATGTTATAAAATCCGCACTCTATCATCGCCCCTCCCCATAGTGCAAGTCGATTGGATACTCAACGCCTTTTGTGATCTCGCGCCGTTCCTTTTGAAACGGGCAACTCTCGCCCCATCTGTAAGTCGCATTTAGCGCCACGCATATCATGCCGTCATTCTTGACACTTTCGCGCTTGGCAAAACACGCGCCGCTTGCATGACAGTATGGGGCTTTTCCGCTCAAAACATCACTGTATGATATAGACATCGCTGTAATAAAGCCCCCTCTCTAACGCCTCTTGATGATCGCTGACAAATATGTCGAACTGGTTTGCGTCTACGCCCCTGTCCTCGACAACGTACTCTTGCCCATCAATGATTACCTTTGTGCCGAAGGGTAAAGCCCCGTTTGCAACGGTGTGATTAGGTGTAGGCATCGCCCCGCTTGCGGTTGCCCCGCCGGCCCACTGTCCGCAACACTGACTGCATGAGCAGTAGAACGTTATCCGGCACGCGCCGTAGTAGGCCGTCTCTGGGGCGGTTTCAGCCGCGTTTACTTCCTCGGCGGGTATTTCCTCGGCTTCGACCGTTGAGGGGGCTTCTACGGCCTCCTGCGCGCTCTGAGCGGCTAATGCGTCGGACGTTGTGCCGGTTGCCAGTAACAACCCTGCTAAAACTAATTCAATCATCGCCGCATCATCCTTTCGATTGCCCTAAACTGATCGTCGCTGTATTGTCTCTGGCTCTCGTAGTTGCTAAAGCCGACTTTCTTTTTGGGCGGCTCTTTCTGATCGCGTCGCTCCCACGTCCTAATGCACGCTTTCCAGTCCTTCATGGGTTGATTACCGACCCGCCACCCTTTTGCTGAGTAGAAGTCAACAAAGGCGTTTGGGTCTACGTTGTTATTGCGTTCTTGGCAATACGCTTTAACCTCATCAACGGTTGGTTTTTTAAAAACGCTCTTTTCTTTTATATTTTTCTTTTCTTCTTTTATCATTTCTCCTTTATCATTTATCATAGGGTTACGGGTTGGTTCGGTTTGCTTGCTATTTGGTTCTTCTTCGGTTTCTGTTAGGTTATTGTTTGGTTTTTCTTTGGTTATTGTTTGGTTATCTGTTGGTTTTTTAGGTCTACCGCCTTTAGTGCTGTTTAGATACTTTTGGTTGTTGGTGTCTATCGCCCGCTTGACTAATGCCAGTACAGCCGCCGCCACCCCTTCGGCCTCGCTGATACCGTCTAACCCGTACTTAACAATGGCGTCATAGCAGGCAAGGCGGTCGGCATCGTTCAAGTTGCTAAGACCCTCAAAAAATGACCTGTAAAACACAAAACTATCTCTTGTCATCCTCTAAGCCCTCTAGAAAAAGCCGGTACATCGTTAGCCATGTCTCCATCCGCATCGTGACCATCCACGGCTCACGGTTGCGCCGGTGAAAGACCGCCGGTAGCTCTAACGGGTCGGCATCACGTTCCGCCTGTTGAAGTGCCTTTAGCAAATTAAGTTGCTCACAACGCTTACATTCTATGCGGATGTGCGGCAGGCCGATTACGTCAGCAACGATTTTGCCATCCGTCTGGTAGCCCCTGCGGCACTCGAAGCCCGCCTCCGTCAGTGTAGCCGCCAACTCCCTCTCGCCGGTCGCTCCCTTGCGCTTTGACCTTCTGCCGACCGCGCTTTTGTCAGCCATCGCCCACCTCGCTTTTTATGTACTGCTCGACCTTCTCGTTGCTCTCTCTGATCGCGTCTATGGCCTCTCTAAGCCCGTATAAGCCGCTTCTATGCTTCTCCATGGCTAATTCCTTGGCTAACCGTTTTAAAGCCCCCTCTAGCCCCGAATAGTAGCCATATACCTTTGTTACATCTTTGCCGGTCTTTTTGTCCTTGCGCCCCGTGCGCCGTTGCAACGAATAGCAGTTTTCATCGACCCGTACAAAATAGCCGTCAAATAGCTCTATCATTCCATCCCCTTTCGATACTTCAATTCGTCCTCGTTCCAGTTCTCGTAATAGTCGCTTAGATACTCACTCAGCCGTGCCGCGATCCGTGCGCGGTCTTTGCCCTCATCAAACGCGCGATGGCAGGCCGGGCATAGTGTCAAGATATTTTTCTCTATGCCCAAGCCACCTTGCGAACGTCGGATGTAATGAGCGCACGCCCATGATGGGTCTGCCCATCTACCACACAGCACGCACACGCCCCCGTCGCGCTCATAGACGGCCTTTTTAACGCTCGGCGGTATATTTGTCGCCTTTGTCCTTTTGGTCACGTTCTCGCCTTTCTGCGGCCTCTCTCAGCCTCTTTAGCTCTGCCTGTGGTAACGTCTCGACGCCGATCTCTTTAGCCTCCTCAACGGTCATGTCGATTAGCCGCGACATCTCAGCGCTGTTGTAGGTGTGCGTTCCTCTCATCACGTAATACACGCGGTACAACTTGCCGTTATCTAGCACTTGCGTGTGCGTCGTTGGTTTGAGGTGGATCGTGTCGACCTTTTGCCACTCAATGTCATCTGGCATGATGACGTGCGGCAAGTCCTCATCAATAACGCCATAGTCAGCTATGAGCCGATTTTTAAGCTCCGTCGTGCTTGTCCTCAGCTTTGCCGCCATCAACCCTATAAGCACATGAAAGTAACTATTTTGAGTTAATGACCGCTTGCCCTTGAACGGCGCGACCCTGTAATCGCCGTCGGGCGCGTCCATGAGCCACTTGACGACCTCAGACTTACCGCCGATCATAGCTATAAACCGCTATGCGGCTTTTTGAGCCATCTGCGTTAGTCACCTCTTTAGGCTCTGACTTGATCGGGATGCCGTCGCGCCTCATGTCGCTAATTCGGCTTGCTAGCCGGTAAATCCCAAGGTTGAGCGCGTCGCGCTGTGTGATTGTGCCGTAACGGTTAAGGTAATGGATTATCTTTTGCTCTTGCGTCATTTAAACACCCCCTCCATGTCACAAAGTACTAACGGCAGACCGCCCTCAACACCGATTATGTTTTGAGTTTTGCTATCACGCCAAAAAGGCGATGAGTACAGCATATTAAGTTCGTGCCCTGCTTGAATCATAAAGTCGTCTAATTTCTCGAGCGTCACCCACGGCGGCAACGTCCCGACTATAAACGGGCACAGCCCCCAATCGGCTTTTTGCTTGTTGTAAAGCCCATCGTTAGCGTAAAGCGCTATAAAGTGTGCCTCTAACGCCTCAGCCTCATAAACCGTCTTGACGTGCATAACGCTTATTTCGTAATCTGGAAACGCCCACCCTTCGCGCTTCTCATGCTCAATTAGGCGCAGCAGTAGTCTTTCATCGTTCCTAACAATGCCAATATATCGGTGCTTCTTTTCGGCCCTGTTGACGTATTTGTAGATGTATGGCACTTATCACACCCCCGCAAATGGTAGCTCCTCATCAACGCCATCTGGTACACGCATAAATCCGTCATCATGTGCCGGTTCGCTTTCCGCCTTGCGTTCGCAGAACTCTTGCCGATCCGCGACGACATCGAACGTGTAAACCTTGCGGCCTTCTTTGTTGGTGTAAGAGCCTGTTTGGATTCTGCCGGTGATTGCTATCTTCATGCCCTTATCAAGATACTTTTCGGCAAAATCCGCGCCCTTGCCGAAGGCTTTGATGTTAATAAAATCGGCCTCGCCCTTGAGGCGGTCGACCGCAAGCGTGTAGCTAGCGATCGAAAAGCCGTCGGTAGTCGTTCTGATTTCGGGCTTCTTTGTCAATCTGCCCATCAAGATTGCAACGTTCATTTTTCGTCCTCCATCATGTCTGATAACGTCGGCTCTTTTGTCAGCACTTCGAGCGCGTCCGTTATATCCGCCGCCGCTCTCAGATAGCCGCTAACATCTGTCCACCCTTTGCTTGCCTTGGATTTTGCCTCTGATAACGCCGCATCTAACATGACTTTGAGCGCCTCGGTGTCCTCTCTGTAAAATTCAATCGACGTGTAAGGGTTTTTCTCTCTCAGTTGATAATTCCAAACCTTCATGCCCAAGCCTCCTTCGCTTTATCGGGATTGTCTAAGATATTTCTGTACTTGCCTAACGTTAAATCTTCTAACTTTTCGACCTTGCAACCGGCACACAGCTTGCTTTCATCAATGCCGTTTTCGTTAATCCATGCTCTAAACGCCTTAACTTCTCTTGCGTTGAGCTTTAACGCCCTCTTTTCCTCGGCCTTGATTTCCTCCTGGCCTGTAATCGCGTTCGCCAATTCCTCGGCACTGCCTAACGAGTCATCAACGCCAAATCCTAAAAAGCCTAACGCCCTGCCGACCGCGCTTGTCTCAGCGTTCTCGATGTATGACGTTTGATTGATGTATGAGCTTTGTTTGAGTTCATACGCGTGGCCCGTTGCCAGTAACTTGTCATCCGCATAGACCCACGCCTTGACCGTCACCCGTTCGCCGTTGTCCTCGATGATCTCGGTTGATATAGTGCCTTCGGGAAAGACCTTTCTAAAGGCGATAACCCTTTCGTTTACCATCACATAATGCTTTGTGATGACTTCGCCTGTCTTTTTATCCTTGCGGCTAATATCAATCGTTTTAACCGCCGCGTTAGCCTCCGCCATCGCTTTTGCAATATCGTTCATAGTTCCACCCCGCATTTCCAAAAATTCTCGTGTATGTATTCCCTCAATACCTCAATAAACCAGTCTGGCGCGCGCCTTGAGTCGGTTAAAAATTCCTCTAAGCAATCATCACAGATTGCCCCCTCATCAAACTCGTAGTAGTTCGCGCCTAACGGCCCTTCACACTCTTTGCACGGCGTCACTCTAAGCCCCCATTCTGCGCGGCAACCAGTAACGCCCACGCGCCGGCTGTAAGGAACAGGAAAAGACCCTGCACGGGGTTAGAATCGACCGCCGCGATGCCGATCATGGCAAGGATTACCGACGCGGCAAAACTGCCCTTTATCATCCCTTCTCTAAACATGTTCAACCCCTTTCGCAAAACTCTAAAAACTCTGCTACCCTCACCCGTCGCGGCTTTTGTAAAAAGACCTTTGACGGGTAACGCCTCGACTCTTTCATTGCCTTTATCTGTCTCTCGATGGTCTTTGTGGAACAGTCGAGCATTTGAGCCAGATGCGGCACTGACATATATTTAGTCATCTCTAAAATCGTCGAGGCTAATGCCGAAATAGTCCGCTAACGTCTTTAAATGCTCGAAACTCAGCGAACCGCCGCGCGCCCTCATTGAGTAAAGCGTCGACTCTGGGATGCCGGTGTCTTTAAGCATTTGAGCCAACGACACGCCCTTTTTTGCGGCTAATTCCTTTATCTTGTTGTACACGTCGCCCTCCTTTCGCTATATCTTGTTGTTGCGTAGGACTTCGTAAAAGCGTATTATTATTACTACGATTTTATCTTTTGGTTTTTTGTGTGTGAGCTTTAAAATTTGTTTTTGATAAGTTGTCTTTGCTTTTACGAAGTCCTCATGTATCAAGTTAGCACTTTGTAAAAACAAAGTCAACACTTATTTTCTATGTTTTTGCAAAGGAGCTAACTATGTGGGAAGTATTCGAGGCACTTCTAAAGGCGCGGGGTATCACCGCCGCCGACTTTTCGCGCGCTACCGGCATAAGTCAAGCCACTCTCTCAACATGGAAAAAACGCGGCACGCCGATAGGATCGCGCCACGCGCAGACAATAGCCGACTATTTTGCCGTACCGGTTGATTTCCTCATGACGGGCAAAGCGGAGACGCCTACACTCAGCAACCCCGACGCACGCGAACTTTATCTGCTGATCGAGCACGCCGATAAAGACCAAATCCAAATGACGGTTGACTTTTTAAAACGGATAATGGCGTACAAAGAGGGCTTAGATGTACTCACAGAAAACGAAGACAGGGAAGTATAGATTCTTTGAGTCGTATATAGACCCCGTAACTCAAATACGCAAAACTGCGTCTGTCACGCTTGACAAGGACACTACCAAGTCACGCAAGCACGCGCAGGCGCTCTTATACGCCCGTATAAGCTCATTAACGGCACAGGCGGTCAATCCCTCTAATTTGACCCTATCGGCGCTTGTAGAGGCGTACAGGGACGCACAGCGCGATTATATTAAGCCGCAGTCGCTCGACCGCAATTTAGCGACCCTTCACCGGCTTATAGACCTGCTCCCCTATGGCGTGATGGCGGACGCCGTGACCGCGCCCATGATCTCGGCGGCGATTAGCCAGTATAGCAACACGATGCGCAACGGCTATCTAAAGCGGGTAAGAATCTTATACAGATGGGCATATAAAAATGGGTATGTGACTAACATTGATTGGCTTGTGCGCCTCCAGAACTACCCCGACAACGCAAAAGAGCGCCGCAAGCAAAAATATCTTGAACGAGAGGAATTGTTAGCGGTGGTCGCCGCCGCCGATGACAAGTATAAAGACGCCATCATGGTGATGGCCTTGAGCGGCCTGCGTCTGGGTGAGTTGTGCGCCCTCACTAAAGAGGACATAACCGATGTAATTAACGTCAATAAAAGCTACTCGCCCAACTACGGCATCGGCGCGACTAAAACAGACGGCTCAACCCGAGAAGTCTATATTCAAAAAGAACTTGCGCCGTACTTGCAGGGTGAGGCGCTTGACCGTGTTTTGTCGGTCGGTTATCAAGGGCTTTTCAAACACTTTAGGCAGGTGACCGCCGACGTGTTAGGCCGTCCCTTGACGACCCACGCTTTGCGGCACACCCACGTGTCACTATTAGCCGCCGCCGGTGTCCCCCTTGATATGATCTCGCGCCGGTGCGGTCATACTAATAGCAAGATAACGACCGAGATTTACTTGCACGTCACCAAAATGATGAAAGACCGCGACAAGGCCGTGTTAGATAGCTTGAAATTGATATAAAAAACCTACGCGCCGCCTACGCCCAAATAAAAAAAGCCCGGAATTGCTTATAACTCCGGGCTTTAGTGTTGGCCTTTCCGGCCTTTTTTTAATCCTTATAATACGGGCAAAACCCGCATATTTACGATAATTCTTTAGGACAAAAACGGACAAATACGGACACCAAAACCTACGCCAAACCTACGCGATGCCTATCATGTCGCGCCACACGTCCACGGTAACTTTGCCGGTCACCTTGAGCTTGCGCGCCTTCTGGTAGGCTTTGACCGCGTGGACGGTGTTCTCGCCCCACTCACCATCGAGTGATAGCGGCTTTCCGTCAGCGCCCTTAATGCCCCGTGCGCGGAGTATCTCTTGGCAAAGTAGCACGCTCGTGCCCTTGCGTTGCTTGTCGGGCAGTATAAGCGCCTCAAACGGCAGGCCGCCGCCGAGCAAGTCCACCCAATCGCGTGAGTTGATCTCGCCCGCGCCGTTACCCGTGGAGAGGTTGCGCCCGTTGATAATGCGATCCCACTTGTAGCGCGTCATGGCGGCGAGGTCGCCCTTGCTCCACTTGAAATTAAGCTCAAGCTCTTGGAGTGCGCCCTTGCTGTCTTTGACGCCTTGATAGCCGCGCGCTTTTAGAATTTCCGTGGCAAGGTAAGCGCTGTTGGAGTTCGTGCCCTGCTTGACCGCCGACGGCGTGAACGTGTAGCCGGTCGAAGCTGACTCCCCGAAGCGGTACGCGCAATAGAACCACTTAGCCCCCGGCCACTGGTTGAGCGGCACGTTTACAAAGGGTTGCGGCGCGTCTATGCGTTGCTGTGCGCCCATGTCGTACTTGCTGACAAGGTTCTGGTTGGTAAAGGCCGTAAGCACGAACGTGTGCCACGCAGGCGTCGGCGTGGTGGAGCTGTCGCGCATTAGCACGATGTCCCCCGCCTTGAGGGCGTTAGCGTCCTTGATCACGGTCGCGCCCCACCGCTTTAGATAGGTGTCCATATTAAGCACGGTGATGCCGCCCTGCGGCTGTGTGGTATAGCCCAGATTGTAGAGGGCGCGCGCAATAAGCCTATCGCACGATATGAGGCCGTCCGCGCACGGTGGCATCGTCTTGCTGTCGCCGTACTTGTAATGACCGTTGTGCGCCATCTGGTAGACGTTCCCAACGGCCTTTAAAAGCGTTTTAGCGTCCATTTCGATATTCTGATAGTCTATATAACAAAATGCCTTTATTCGGGCGTCTGCGGCCTTGTAGCGCTTAACAGCGCAGGCATCCCCGTTGCGGTCATAAGCGGCGTTTGAGGTGTTCCCCTCACCACATAAGAAAGAATCACCCTCAACGGACAGAACGCGCCCCATATGGCTATGCTTGAAGATGACAAGCGCACCGGGGCGGGGTGTCTGACCTGTTCGGCCCTTACGCAAAAAAGCGGCCTCGGTACTAAAGACCGAATAGCCGCAATATGTCTGTTCGCTCATGCACCAATTGGTGAGGGCTTGTTCTTTTCCGACCGTTTCAAGTTCGATGGCAAATTGATAGGTGGCACACCATGGTTGGCCTTGACACCCGGCAAGCCCGGCGGCGTTAACCGTATCACTGAAACGTTGTATATTTTCCCCGGTTTCGGTGTACGGTATAGCCGCATAGGCTTGTTCAGACGCCCTTATAGCCTCAAGCGCCGTCATTTCTGTGTGCGTCCACGTAGGCCTCCGCCGCCGCATAAATAGCCGCGCTCAGCATCGAGCAGATTAAGCCAATCATGGTCACTTTGTCGTTGCCGTGTGACATGCCTGCGATGCTTGTTCCCATGCTACCCAAAAAGGCCGCACACGCAAGCCAGAATTTTCGTGAAGTCAGTTTTTCTTTCATAATTCGTAAGGACTCCCCTCAATCTGCGCCCATGTGATTGTTCCGTATCCGTCAACTATTGACCACTTCGCCGCGGCCTTATAATCCATATCAGACCCGTCACCGAGGTGGTCATATAACGCCTTGGGGATGTAAATTGTGCCGCCTGCGCCGCCGCTCTTAAATTTTGTCCCGGCGAAAGCGTTCTCGTGAAAAAGCGTAACTCGCGTTGTTGACCTAAGAATGAGCGTCCCGAACTTTGAGCAATTCCCAAATGCATTCGCGGCAATGCTCTGCACGTATCCACAATCTGCCATTGTTAGTTCCGCGCACGAATAAAAGGCAAAAGTGCCGAGGCTATTAAACGACACGCCGGCATCATACGCGGCATTTGGGAACTCCGCCGTCACAAGCCCTTTGCACTCCCGAAGGGCATACGAGCCACTTGACAATGCAATTTTTCCCCCCGACAGCTTAATGGATTTGCACGTGGTTGGAAGCCGTAAAATGAGGTCATATCGCGTGCCGACGCCTAACGACGGGAAGTCGGCATCTGTGATGCTTGTTATCTGCGTGTCATTGAGCGCGTGTATCCCTATTTTAGTGACGGATGCGCCTTTAACCGACGTTATGGGTTTCCCTTGAAAAGCATGGTCTTTTATTTCAGTGACGCCGCTCCCGAGCACAATATCCCCACTCGGCTCGATGTTCTGCGCTATATCGTCGAGGCTAATGCCCCCTCCGCCGCCTCCTTCTGATACTGTGAGCTTCCCCGCGATCAATATCTCTTTAAGCGTCATAGCGCACCTCCTTACTGCTCAACCCATGACTCGCCGTCCCACACTGACATCTTTCCTGTGGAGATGTCGAGGACGATGGAGCCCTGCAGGAGCGTCTGCGTCGGGATGGTCTCGATCTCGGATGTAGCCGCAACGGTAAACTCCTCATGAGTCTTTGAGTAAGTAACGCCGCCCTCCTCGACAACTTCAATATGATCGTTCCACGTGACTACCGCCATTTTTTAACCCTCCATTTTCTCTAAGTCATCAATACGGTGGTTAACAGATTTGATTTTTTCATCCAAAAGCGTTACGCTTTCCTCTACCTTGTAAGTTCGCTCGATTAAGGAGTTATGTTTTTCTACCTTTTTCTCAAGCTGTTCTATGCGGTAGACTACCAACTTATTAGCCGCCAAAATGCCCGCTAATGAGCCGATAGCCGTACCAAGTAAACTGAGTAATGCCACTATGATCTCCGTGCTCATGAAAGCGCCTCCACCTGTAGATAAGTTGACGAGTGACCCGCATCATGAGTTCCTGCCGCGCCTCGACACCGAGACGCTAAAAAGACTATCTGCCCCGCTGTGAGGTTTACTATTTTCGGCGCGCACTGAATAGCGCGTGCGCCTGTTGTGCCCATATAGGCCAACGTCCCCGCGACCTCAGAACCGGCACTAAACGATGACCCCACTTTGAGATAACACCCAAGCAACGTCGTGGAGTTTGCGGGCGTGATGTACACCGAGCCGCTGACCTTGTAAAGCCCCGGCTTTGCCACCTTGATGCCGCCGCTTGATAGGCTGTAAACGTCCGCGCTTGAGTTGATCCCGAACGCCGTTAAAGTCACCTGTGTAACGCTTGTCCCAGATGTTGCCGTGCCGCTACCGCTTGCCACGCTGACAGGTGCGATGCCCTGTGTGGCGCTCTGTGCGCCCGTATCCCGTGTGATAACGTCCGCAAGGGTAGTTTGTAAAGCCCCGACCTCGATAGCGTCGTATAGCTCTGTAAGCGTGTTGTAGACGGTCTTTACAACCTTGGTTTTAACGTTTACCCCGATAGCGTCATAGATGACGTGGACGACGTCGCACAATGACACGTGTTCGAGTGCCGCAATAGTCGCGTACTCCTTGAGCTGATGCAACGTGATAAAGGATAAGCTGATTGATTCCACCGGCGCGCCGTATCCGTTGACAAGTGACTGCGCACGCGCTGTGAGCTGTGCGGCGGTCGGCTTGTTCTGAAAGTCATTGGTAAGGTCTAACGCCTCGTAGCACTGGACGGGGTAAGACCCCGATGCCGCTACCGCGCTATTGGGATAGACAACGCCCTCGTTTTCTTTGTACCAGTACGGGAAGATGCCGTTATAGACCGCCCCGTTGACGTCTTGCTCCAACTCGGTAAGGTTTTTACCATAGCGGATTGTGACGCCGTTGTCCGACCCTCTTGCCTTGAGGAGTTCCACTTTGAAATTGTTAAAATGACATTCGCCCCCAAACAGGTCTAACAGCGACCCTTCCGCCCCGCCGAGTAGTGACCGCACCGAGCGCGGCGTAGTAAAACTATAATTGGTCGTGGTGTCAAAGTCCGTGCTAAACGTAAAGCCAACATTAGCCACCGCGTGCGAGTCTATACCCGCCAATGTAGCCGCCACGCCTGCCGCGCTGTACGGCTTTAGAGGGACGCCAGACAGCCGATAGCTAATATGCTCCGCCTTGATGACGTAAGCCGCCGAGAGTGACCGCACAACGTCGTAAATTTGGAAAAGTTGCGGCGCGTCGGTGTCGTTGGCCTTGGCCTTTATGACCATGCCCACGTCAATATCCTCTGACCACAGACCGTTAGACGGATACTGCATTTCTAATTCATACTCGCCGTTGCGCTCCTCTGTAACCAGACAGCTAATGCAATCAGACAGTACTCCGATGCCGTTGCTTGTAAAAGCGGTCTCATCCGCCGCGTATAATATCGGCTTCATAACTTCCACCATTTCGGGATAACGCTTAATGACGTTATGCCGCCCTCAATGCTAATCACGGTCGGTGCATTACCCGATAGTACAAAGTCACCGTCGAGCGTTACGTATGGATTGAGGTTATAAACCGCGTTGTTGATTACCGTATAGGCGTTAAGCGTCTCGCAATCAATCAGCACATCCGTAAGCGGTAAATCGTTAATGGTCGCGGGTGTGTTTAACGTGATGATGCCCGCGTCCCCGATGACAGCAACACGGGATGCGATCTCGCCCGGCACTTCAATATCAATCAACGGGCTAAAGTCCATTACACCCGCCGCCGGTGTCAGCGTCCCCGAACCGCCCGCCGATTCAGCTAAAATATTATCGTTCGTGTCGGAGACTTCCCACCGCAACATATTAGTTCTTGGAAAAACTACCTCGACCGCGTTTGGTGTATGTGCGAAGTCGTAGATTGTCTGACCGTCGGCCTGCCGCATATAGTTAAGCAAATTGCCGCCGTGATAGTCATTTTCGGATATTAACACGCTCCCTTGATTGACATAGAGACACGGGACAACGCTTGTTTGAGCTGTCGTGTAATAAACGCGCAAATTGTGCGCGCCCGTGATCGCTGAGAGGTCAATAACGGCCCACTCATCCGATGACAAGGGTACAAGCCCGTATTGTGTGAAAAACTCTGGAACGATTATATCTGAGCCTATCCCGTATGTAACAACGTTGCCGGCCGGTGTCGGCTCGACCGTGAGCGCCACTTCCTCGCCGCTTGTTAGATACCTCTGTGGCTTCGCGTCAAATGTAAATACCGCTTTTCCGCTCTGGGTGTCGCTTTGATCGCGTTCACACTTGACAGCACGCGCCACACGGTACTCATTAGGGTATAGGCTATCTTCTAGCCGCTGATAGCCATTCTGCACCATTACAGCGGCTCTGAGCGCGTCATAGAGGCCAATAAAATCACTATCTACCGCCGCGCCGTCTATGGCTATCTCAACGGTTAACTCGACGTTTTTATAACTACCGTAGTCAATGAGCAAATCGCCCGACCGCCCCGGCACTTCAAAAGTCTCTACGTCCTTTTCGGGTGTCGGGAAGTTGATTGGTTGTAATTTGTAATAGGCCGCGCTTGTCGACGTATCAAACGACCCGAAAACAAAGTCTGATTTAGGCAAATGCGGCCTCCTTCCGTAATACCGAGTTTGTTAAGCGGCGTTCAAACGTGTTGTATAAATCATCCGCTGACTGGTTGGGTGTCGCGTAGATGTTAACCATGATTGTGCTTGTTCCGCCCGCCGGTGTAGCCGCGCCGTCGTAGCTGAGTGACTGATAAAACTGCGGCGTAAAGCCCGACTGTACATCCGACCGCAAATCCGTCATGGCCTTATCAATAAGCCCTGTGTTGTCCTCGATACCGACAGCGATACCGGCAGGTATCCATCGACCGACCTCGTCCGCCATGAGCTTAGACGGCGACCCGATTTTAAATACGCGCTTGATAAAATCAAGAACATTACCGACCCACCCCGAAATCATAGATTTAATCCATCCGAGGCCGCTACTAATGCCCGACCAAATGCCGCGCACTATATCCAACCCAACCGAGCCGATTGACCCAAGCACGGATAACAAACCGTCTCTAACTATATAAAGCAACCTTTGACCGCTTGCCCGTAACAAAGGCCCGTTAGCCGCTATCGTATTGCCGATCTGTTTAATGCCCTGTAGCATGGCCTTGCCGATCTGCGGGATGCCCTTGATGATACCGTCAACGAGAGCCGTGAGAAGTTTAAACCCTTGCTGTAAGATTTTCGGCAGATTCCATGTGATAAAGTTGATTATTGACTGGATGATCTGCGGGAGCTGTGCCATTAGCACCGGGATTGACTGTATAATACCGTTACCGATCGCGGCAAGCAGTTTTCCGCCCGCCTCTAACAGCATCGGCCAAGCTGTTGCAAAGTAATCGATCACGGCCTGTATCAGCATGGGCAACTGTTCAATTAGCACCGGCAAAGCCGCGATCAAGCCGTCTACAAGCCCCTGTAAGAGCGTTAGACCCGCCTGTAAGAGCATCGGCGCTTGTTCGATCAACGATTGCACCAAATAGCCTATAAGCTCAACAATGGCGGGCATGAGAATGGGCATCGCCGTTGAAATTAGATTAACAATCCCCGTCAAAACAAGATGTAACGTGTCGAGGATCTCCTGCAAGCCGTCACCCGCTATAAAATCTTCAATATCGGCAACAATATCTTTAATACGACTGCTCCACGGCACTGACCGCAACGCTTTAGCCGCCTCCGTCCCAAGGCCCATTATTAAAGTCTTGAGCATACCGGGCAACGCTTTTAAAACGTTCATAACAAGCGGTATGATGTTTTTAACGTTGATAACCGCCGCTTTTGCAACGGCATCGAGCGCGTCCGTTATATCGTTGCCTAACGCCATCTGGCCTTTAAGGTTTTCCCACGCCGCGCCCATAGACGCAAATGCACCCGTTAACGTGCTGTCTGCTTCTTTCGCGGTTGTACCGGCTACACCCATCGCGGTCTGCGCTACCGAGATCGCGTTGGCAAGGTTTGCAAACGACAAATCGCCCGCTTTAACCTCAATGCCTAACTGCTTTTGCACGTCGGTCATCTGGCTCATTTCATTAACAAGCCTTTCGGCCTCCGTTTTCGTTCCGCCATAGCCCAACTTCAAGTTATCGAGCATGGTGTAATTCTGCTTGCTGAAGCCCTGATAGGCGTGCTGTATATCCGCAATATTTGAGCCGAATTTGTTAGCATTGTCCGCCATATCCGTCATTATTCTGTCGGATACTTTAGCCGCCGCCGCCGTATCACCGCCCAAGCTCTGCAAGAGTGACGCCGAAAACGACGTGATATTTTGCATGTATTCATTTGCGCTGACACCGGCTGTGCGCCAAGCGTTGTTAGCCTTTTCGAGCATGGCGTCGGCCTGATCACCAAACAGCGTCTGGATACCGCCGATTGACTGTTGGAGCGCGCCGCCCGCGTTCATTGATTCGCGAACAAAGCCCGCCAATTTAGCGCCGATCCCCGCTACTGCTAACGCGCCAAGCATTTTCTTTGCAAAGCCCGCACCGAAAACAGCGCCGCTTTTGTTGCCCGCGTTGGTCGCCTCGTTGCCGAGCGCTTGTCCAATATTCTTATTAAGGCCCTTGGTCGTCGGTATCAGTTGAACATATGCCGTCGCTATTGCGTTGTTCGCCATTGTTAAACCTCTCTAAAATGCGGTTTCTAGCCGCCATAAAATCCTCGCCGCTTGCGTACAAATCGCCCTCGGGAGCTTTTTTGTCTAGCCCCTCAAGCACGAATTTGGGCTTGTTGCGGCCCTTTGCGCCGTCCTTTGTGTTCTGCCAGACAAGCACGCTTAACCTGTCCATTATCCCGGCTAAAAGAGTGTTAGCCGCTGACAACTTGGCGTCCGCTATCTTTAGCTTTATCCGCGCGTCATCTGGTAGCCCTATGGCAAGCGTTGCCAATCTTTCGACCGGCAACGCCTCCCAATTAAAGATTCCGTAGGTTTCCGCAAGGTCACAATAAAGCGCATCTTCGTCGGTCGCCATCATGGCGGCGAGGGTTAAGGTTTTTTTGTTTCCTCACTCGCCCCCCGTAAAATCTCCATGATGCGCAGGGTTTCAGCCAACACCTTTTCGGTATCAATGTAGCCGTTCTCCTCAAACGAGCTTATAAACGCCTCTTCGTCGTCACGCATAACGCACCTGACAAGTTCGCAAGCGCAATTAAGCCGCTCTTCGTCCGCCCTCTTTGTGTTGAGTACCGCCGAATAAGCTCTAACCGTTCGATAGTCTCTAAAGGCGTTATCGTTCACCTCGAACGTTGCGCCCGTTGTTGTTGTGACCTTCATGGAAACCTCCTTTCGCTCTTTTGGTTACTGTGCGGGACTGATGTACTCGTGATGGCAATCACCGCTAGCATCCGGGACGGCTGTTAACGTGATGTCATACCCGACCGGCTCGTTGTCCCTGTAAGCAATTTCGCCAAGCTCCGTGATCTTAGCGGACGGGATAACGATGCGTTTAAGCCTATTGCCAAGTGTCAGCTCATACACCCAGATGTAAGAATCGCGGATAGCGTTGTTTGCCTTGATGGAAAGCCCCTCTGTCTGAGAGCTAAGAGAGCCACTAACGTTGGCACTGTTGTAGATCGTTTTAATAACGTCCTCGTTAAGCGCCTCAATAAGCCGCACGCTAAAAGTATCCGTAAAACCAGTCTGCATAGAAAGCACGGTGTCACCGCCCCACGCCTTGACTTCTTCGGACTCGTAGGACATGGAATTTGTCAGCCCGTCCTCACTGGCAAAGCCGAGGCACTTAAAGTCCGCGCCAAGTGCCGTCGTGGCGTCCGTCGGTACGGTAGCCGTAAGCGGCGCGACCCAGATGCCGCCACGGCTGTTCGGTTTGCCGACCGTAACATTAGCCGCATTATTAGCCATTTAACTTCCTCCTTAATAGTAAGTAACAAAAAACACGGCCTGATAGCGGTACTGCTTTTTGGTCGTGTCCGTAAAATTGTAATCGCCGTCAAGATGGCATCCGCCGATACTGTTCAACTCAACAAGCTCAAGCATCGCCTCTTTAACGTTTTCATTTAGCGCCGCCGCGCCTCTTAGTGATTTAGAGTAAGACTGCACCGCGATGACCGCGCTCTTAACCCAATTAACTAACTCACCGCCCGTGCGCTCAATCACGACATATTCATCTGCATCGACGCCTGCCGGTACTTCAGCATAAACGGGTACGGTTAAGGCCGCGCTTAGATGCGAAATGATAAGTTCTTCAATCATTAGTTCTCCTTAACGTAAGCCTCCTTTAGTAACGTGTTATTAGCGTAGTTATCGTGGATGGCCTCGGACGTCTCCGCATAGATAGAGACGTTGCCACGGGTTAACCCGTTGGCATGGCGATCCGTCGTGTAGCCCTTTCCGCACTTCTGAGCTTTGCGCCTTGCAAGCGACTCGATATAGTCAAGCACCTCGGGGCTTTTCAATAATTCCGACTGCACCGCCGATTTTTTTAGAACGACCTTAACTTTACTCATACGCCGCACACCGCACCTTTTTATGCCACCGTGTCGGTATGTTGGCCTCAATGCCCGTAATGGGATAGCCAAAGGTCTTTAACACGTGCGTGCGCCCGTAGTCGTCCGTCCATGCGACCTTCTTATCCTGCCAATCATGGGTGTCACCCTTCGGGATGCCGAGCATACAAATAATGGATTTGCCGTAAAGGTCTGTCGACGTTGTGATGTCATCGGTTGACGGCTCACCTATAAGCACATCCGCAACCTTAACTGGAGTTTCCTCGTAGATCGGCGCGTTAAACGAGTCATAGCCCGTTATTGTCTGCTCATAGAGCGTTACCGTTGTCCCTCTCATAACGTCTCCTTTACTAGCTCCTCAACCGGGCTGTATGACCCGATGATGCCTTTTCCGCCGCCAAGTAACGCCTTATCCTCTTTTGACAGATAAAGTTCACCCGTCGACCCATTGCTCATCGTCCATGACTGGCTATACCCGAGCGCGCTCATACTGCCCTGTGTAGCCCCGACCGGTACGTCGTAAGTGTCACCGATCGCCCTGATGACCATGCGACACGATACTATCTTTTTAGCGTCCGCCGATGCGTCGGCGTTATAAACGTCAATACGCACCGCCGCATCGTCTAAAAGCGCCGCGCACACGGTCAGCTCGTCGGCGGTCAGCGTCCGCGTTAAGCGGCTTTGAATATCGTTGGTCGTTGCGTAAGCCATTACTTACTCCTTTTGCGCGTTGACGGCTTTTTAGCGGGCTTTTCGGCGTCGGCCTCGGCGGCAGGCTTATGACCCGCCGCCTTGTATTCCTCGACGCGTTCCTCCGCGACCCACATTTCGCCGCCCGTGTTCGCGTTTATGAATTTGACCATCAAGCCGTGAGCTTGTTAAAGCAAGTCACGTCGGCGCGGAAACCGACCTCGATCTCGGCTCTGACAGCAAACATATTGTGTTCAAACAGCGATGTAAGCGTATTGTTGATCGTAAGCGCGGCATCTTCGGAGTAAGAGATTCTGACACCCTCAACCGTGCCGTACATGGCCTGCGTCCAGTCGCCCGCGATACCAACAACGTTCGGAGTGCCGGCTTTATAGGCGGCCTTATTGAGTTCGGTACGCGCGCCAAGAATGGTCGGGACGACGCCCTCGGCAACACTGTTGATAAAGAGCGGTCTGTTATCACCGTCAAGCGCACCAAGAACAGCGCTCTTGCCCTGCGGGGAGAGGATGATACCATTCATGATGCCGCCGTGGGTGGCAATGTCAGCGTCCGCCGCGACGAAACCGGCGTAAGTGTTCGGAGACGCGATGCTCTGAGCCGTAGCACTGGCGAACGTGTCAAAGTTACTGCCCGGGGCTGTGCCGTGGTAAACGGTAGCGTCGAACTTAGACGCAAGCGCAAGCGGGAGACGTTCAACAAGCGCGTCATAAAGGGCGGCGGCGTCACGTCTGAACTCCATCGAGAACGGGACGATAACGGCCAGTTTATAAGCCTGCATGACCTTCTGAGTAAGGCCCGGGTTGCTGACGGGTTTAGCGTCCGTCTCATCAACCCACGCGGCGGTCGGGTCGGATGTAATCACCGGGATAGTAAGGCCACGGCCCGGGAGAGCGATCTGACGCGCCATCTGCATGACGGCGGACTGTTCCTGTGTTTTCTGGATAATCTCCTGACTGAGATCGGTCGGGAGCGCGATGTTAGTACGATTTGTTGCAATTCCTGCCATAATTAACCTCCATTAACTGTTGAGCCAGTCCGCAAACTGTTCGCGGGTCGGCTTCTTTCCTGTTGTGCGAACCTCACCGCCGTCCTTAACGGTCGGGTAATCGGGTTTCGCAAATGCTAAAATAGCTGTGGCCTGCTCTCTGCAAGCGTCCTCCGTGTCACCTGTCAGCAACGCCGCCGGTACGCCTGTTTCGCGGGCTACACCGTCGCGGATCGTCCGCACGCTCTCGGCCTTCTTGAGCGCATCAAGCTCTCCTTTCAAAGACGCCGCCAAGTCCTGTGCTTTCTGAAGCTCGGTCTTTGACGCCTCCTCGATCGCATCGAATTGTTCCGCCTTTTTCTTTAACTCCTCGTAGTCTGCGTATTTTGCCCGCTCCCTTTTGAGCCGGTCGGCAATAATCGCGTTAGCCTCATCCTGAGTTAAAGTCTTTTCCCCCTGATTCACAGTTTCATCGATGCCCTGATTCACAGTTTCCATTTGTTGCCCTCCTTCTGAGTAAAGCCGCGTTTAAGCCACGCGTTGGCAATAAAAAAGGACGCTTTATGCGTCCACATTCACCTCGTCTGCGTCCTCAAGCGCCTTGTGGCGCTCGTATGCGTCTCTTTTCTGTTCGTTAATAGTTTCTTTGTTCTTTGCGTATTCCTCGCGCCTGACGGCGTTTATGCGGTCTTTAACGGTCGGATTCTTTACGCCCGTGTCGGCGTTGTAAATAATGCGCTTGTAGCGGTCTGGGTTGTACCCTCGCACGCCCGACCCCTCTTTAAACCGCGTTGCAAACGTACAGTCACAATGCCCGTGGACGTGCCGCGCGTGCCCGTCCTCTAACGTATCAGCCGATGCGTATTGCCACCCTTGCGCCGCCAACATCAAGCAATACGGGCATGTGTCGCCATACGCGACCCATGCGTACTGCGCGCCGTCTCTAATGGCGTTCCGCATCGTTGTATCAAGTCCCGCCATCTTAACCAACCGGCTTGCCGCCGCCGCAATTACTAACGGGTCTTTTGAAAATTTAGCCGCTCCCTGCAAGGCTTTAGCCGTTTCATCGTATGTAGCCGTGTCAGCCGGCTCGGCAGGCTCTACGCTCACCTCCTCAAGCTCCGCGACCGCATCATACATGAGAGCCGCTAACGTTGCCGCGCCCTCACCATATTTCTTAACGACGTAATAAGCAAACGTTAAAAGCTCATCGCGCGGGGTCGCGTCATAACCGCCGTAATTATCAATAAATCTCTTGATCTCATCCGCCGCTTTCTGGCTTAATGCCGCCATGCGCCTTACGAATGTCGACCAATCTTTCTCGGTTATTATCACTCAACCACCTCGGAGATAGTCTGCATACCTCTTAAAAGCGTTTCTTGTGCTTTTAACCGTCTAATATCGGCCTGATCGAAGCCCGCCATCTCGGCAAATACGTCTGTGCCGGCAAAACCTTCCCTAACAGACGCGATCTTGATAGCCGCGTCCGCCGCCGCCGCCATTGACGGCATCGCAGGGTTCTTAAAATGAGCCACGACCTGCCGTTCCTCATCCGTCAGCTCATCAAGGCTTTTATTGTTCTTAATGGCTAGCGCCATCATGGCGATCTCGCGTAAAGCGTCGCCGTTACCTGTGTTGAGCTGTTCCGCCATCATTACAAGTGTCTGGGACTGTGCCAAAACCGCATCCGCGCTTGTCGGGTTCGCCTCGCTGACAACGCCCGTGTCTGTGACCGTTAACCCCGTTGCGGCTGAAAACTGTGTCGCAAGGATTCTGAGCATTTCCACGTGGGATGATATTGTCCCCTGCAATAACTGCCCAAACGTAGGCTTTTCGCCTGTCTCCGGGTTCGTTGTGGATGCAAGGATACTTCCGACGTATTGCTTGAATTTCTGGTTGACGATCGCGTCATATTGCTCATCTGTAACGCCGAGAATATACTTTTGCGGCGCTGTCGCAAACTCTAAGCCGATGGTCGCGTTGGCTATCGTCCTAACATAGCCTTGTATCAAACGCCTGATAGGCTCTTTAATCCTTGATCGCCCAAACGGCTTGCCGCTTGTCGCGTTCCAGATTTGCGCCTCCATGAGCGGCCTGCCCATCCTATGCGGGTGTCTTTCGGCGCGCCACACTGACCCGTCGCGCCTTAACACCCATATGGCCTCCTCATCATAGTAATTTATTAACGAGGGAGTCCAAACGGTATCCTCATCATTAGACTGCACGCTATCTATAACAGCGAAACCGCAATCGATGCGGCCTTTCTCGCCGTCCCATAACGCCGCCGCACTCTGTGGGGAGTGATACCTGATCTTGACACCGATCTGGTCGTCGGCGGAAAGTGTAGCGAACGTGCAACCGAACTTCAGCTCATCGCGGCAACTTTTCTGATACTCCGCAACTAGGCGATTGTTGCGCACAATCTCGGTCAGCTCATCAACCGCTGTGCCGTCTGCGCCGACAAAACCGTCAAACATAGACCGAGCCGCCAATACATCAACTGCTTTAGCGCCCCATGCGCATCCGATCTCTAACCGGCTCATGCCGTCGGGCAACGCGATGCCCAAATTGACCTCATTTAGAGATATTTTCCCCTCATAGTAACGGTCTTTGATGGCGTTTTTCGCGCTGTGCGTCTCCCACACGTCAATCAGCTTTTCGAGCCGGTCGCGGGTCGCCATGTCAAGGCCGTTGACCTCGCTTGCTACAAGTCCTAACTGCATTAACCTATCCTCATCTTTTTAGTCGGGTCGCGTTTTGATGTCTTGACCCCCCATAAAGCTAACGCCGCCGCCATGATTGGCGTTGTATTCTCACCGCCAAACGTCCACCCGCCTGCAAGCGGCCTTTTTGTGGACGATATAGCGCTGTCTCTTAACTCTGTCTGTTCTTTGTACCACGTGACGTTTTCTTCGTTGAGCGCGTCTATCAGATTGCTAACAGCCGCTATAATCTCACGGTATCTTGGGCGTATCACTGCGCCCTTTGCCCGCCACGTGCGGTTTATCTTGTCTATCAGCACATCAACGCCGTTTCTGCCGTCTATCACAACGCACACAGCGTCCTTATATCGCGTGTTTAACCAGTCGGCTAACCATTGTACCCCTTGACCCGTTAAACGCCGCTCTATGAGGCTTATACGGGCCTCACCGTCCTCTTTCAGCACCGCACCGCACAAGCTCACCTCCGCACCGTCAAACGAGAATTGGACGCCGTAAGCGACCTTGCCGTCGGGCTTTTTATCTAACGAGCCGCAAGCATCCCACGTCTCAACCGGGATGGCGTAATCAGCCGACTTTTCGATTATCGGACACCACCACCCTAATCTTTCACGGGCAAAGCCGTCTAGCGGCAGGCTTCGCAATTCCTCGGCGGTAAAGTCCTCTGTTAACCTGATTCCTAGCGCGGGGTTTGTCATGTACCATAGAGACTTATCGCCCGCGTTAATCTCTCCGACCGTCTGAGCCTCTACGCTCCACTCGTGCCACGCATCATGCTTGCCGGGGTCGGTTAGGCTAACCGTGCGGCGGCGGCGGAAAACGTCACCCGGGCAACCGGGGTAAGGCGGCGTCCCCGCGTAGATGATCTGCCGCGTGCCGGTAGCCGACGCGGAGAGTGTAGCCATCATGGCCTCGACCTGATCGTCTGTAAGCTCCTGTGCCTCATCATAGACAACTAAAGAAATACCGTCGAAGCCTCGGGCCGCCTGTCTTGACCGCGCCGAGAACTCTATCGAGCCGCCATTATCAAGCTCTATTTGTTCCTCGCCGTTGGTGTAACGTATCTGCTTAACTATATCTGTGATCTCGGGATGCCGCTTATCGGTAAACATAGCCGCAAGACGTCTAAAAGACTTTTTGGACGTCCTCACCTGATGGGCTGTGTGTAAAATCCGTTCTCCCTTTACAACGAGCCCGAAAAACTCCCGCGCCTCAAGGCATACGTTTTTGCCATTCTGACGCGGTAGTGCAAGCCCCGCCGACGTGACGGTATAATGCCCGCTGTCGTCCTTGCCGAGCCAACTGTCTAGTATCAGTTTTTGCCAGTCATCCAGATTGTACCCATAAGCGCCCATTAAAAGAGCCGCATCGTCGCCGTCTGTTGCGACCCTTTGCGGCTCTATCTTATAGCGCGGTTCTTGACTTCCCTTCATGCGTGCTTTGCCCTGACCAATGCTAACACGGTCTGCGGCTCATCCTCTTTCGCGATCTGTGCTTGTGCCTCCTCTGGCGGCAGGCACTCTAAAATCATATTCATCCCGCTGATATAGGTTTTCCATAATGCCGAGTAACCTTTAAAAAGCGGGTTTTCACGGATGCCTGTCTGCCCGCCGCCGTTATCATACGGGATGGCGACGCTTGACCCTTTTATGGCCTCTCTTGCGTCATCTAGCTTTACTTTCATCCATGCCGTGTTTTCGATTACCGGCTCGAGCGCGTCCATCCGCACATCCGAAACTCCGCAATCTAAAAGGAGCGTCGTTAAACGCTCCTTTTCTTTCACGGCTCTAATATCCGCGCTCATTTTTTCTTGCCTGTGTTGCTTTTTTTATTGGTCGCTTTGCGGTTCTTTTCGGCCTGTTCCTTTTCCCACTTCTCGGCTTCTTTTTTCATGTCAGCATTAAAGTACCCTGCCGGTTCTTTGTATCCTACCTCTTTAATCATTCCTGCCTCCTTCGTTATTTGTATTTTTTCAGCTCATTCATAATCGCTTTGCTTTGTGCCGACGCTTTATTACCATTACAATACCAGTCCGCGACGGCCTCCGCAATACATTCGGCATTATTATCCTGTGCGTATTTCGAGATACCTCCCGCCCATTTCTTTGTTCCGCCTTTTCCATTCGAGTTTTTATAAGCGGCATCCACTATACGCTTTGAAGCGTCGTCAAAGTTGCTGACACCCATCTTTTGAGCCACGTGCCCCGTTAGCGCGTGTCCCATTTCATGCAACGCCACCGCCTCTGTGCCGCTCTTGTTGCCCCTGCCCGGATGGAAACCAGATTTGACAGACGCATCATATACACGGTTCATCTTTTCAATATCAGTGTAATTGCTGTTTAATGCAACCGTCTTTCCTGCCTGGTCATAAAACCCCAAGGTTTGTGTTCTGTCACGCCCGCCAAGAACCGCCGAATTTACGGAATTAACAGATTCCATTAAATCCGGGAAGTCGTTTTGAATAGCGGCGACACCCGTATTTATGGCATCTACAAATGGTTCATTGTCTGGATTGTGACGATAAGACCACACGTCCACCTGTTCAACAATATTGATTCTCTTACCACTTCCACCGCCTAAAGACGGCCCGCCGCCACCGGCTCTTGCACCTCTGCCTCCCATGACTTACCTCTTTTTCCAATTCTCTGTGACGCGATTGGCAAACCGCTCCACCTTAATTCCGTTGTAATCAAAGCCAATGTCTCCGCCGTATTCTATGACCCTTACCGGCTCAACTTGGCGTATCGCTTCTTTCATGCCTGCGGCCCAGATCTCCATCGCCTCATCGTCATTTTTGACACCGACTGTTGACACTGACACCGCTCCGCCTTTTTCTATTCCTTTAAAACAAAATTCAAAAGTCTCCTCCTCGGCCCATGATAGCGTCGGGATGACGTTTAAACCCTGCGCTTGATAAAACGCCCCTATCTGCCGTGACCTGTACGTGTTCCAGATTTTCATCGGCATCGGCATATCCATATACAAGCTAAAGTCCGGGGTAAGTATGCCGTCGTATTGCGCTAGCATCTCAATATACTTTTCCGGGTAATTCCAAACGCGTTCAAACTGGTAGTCGTCTACGTAAAAATGGATGTAAGCATCTTTCTCGGCGCTCGTTTTCGCATAGTTAAACCCGATCAGATCTCGCGGCGTGTAGTCGCCCGCCCGGATCACGGGCATCTGCCAGAAGTCGTTTGTGAGATCGGACTCCCGCGCCAAGTCCAAATTGTAAGCCTTGTTGGTGCGTTCCCTCTCATCGCCGTAATAACTGTCAATATCAGGCGCTTCTAGCTCAAAGCCGTAAGCGTCCATGTCAATAGACTCAAGCGCCTCTATCTCGGCCTCTAACGCCTTTTGGTCAAAGCCGCTGTCTAATGTCAGCTTGTTGTGTACGAGGCCATAAGCGCGCCTCTGCGCGTCTGTAAGGCCGTCTAGGCGTATCACTGGCACTTTCTTTAGCCCCATCGCTTTAGCGGCTAATAAGCGCCCGTGTCCCTCTATGACCTCGTTATTTTTCCATACGGCAATCGGATTGTTAAACCCGAACTCCTCGATGCTCTGTCTTATCTGTTCTATCTGTCGCTCGGGATGCTTCTTTGCGTTGCCCTCATACGGGCTTATCTCATCAACCGGCACTTGCTCGATTTTTAGGCTCATCGGCCCTCCCGTGTTAAATTTTTGACCTTCGGGGGTAAATCGGCGCT